AGTTTTAACTTCTGCTCAAACTCCTCTGCACTCCACTCGCGTCCCGTGGGGATATACCCATACACCACATCCCGTTCTTGCGCGCTCATGGCTTGTCCGGCTGTGCTGAACGCTTCTTGCTTGCCCAGTGCCACCAGGGCGACAAAGCGCGCGAATTTGGGATCACCCTTCCCCCCCTGGGCATCACTCAAGAGCTGTTGCGCTTGCTGCATGGTCATCCGCAAGCCGCCCAGACCCACGTAGCGGGCCCGTTCCTCCGGGGTAAACTCGCTGTGGAGGGCTTTCACCACATCCTCCCCCTGCATCAGCATATTGACCCGTTGCAAGGCCGGGCCTTCGAGCGGTTTCGCCACCGCTCCGGCGAGCCCCTGGCCTTCCGAGATCGCTCGTTCATTGGCCACCACGTCCGCCGCCGCCTGGCTCATCTCTTCCTGCGTATAGCCCTGCCCTGCCGGTCTGGCACCATGCCGGGCCAGAAGGGCATCTTGCAGCTTTTGCCCGGGAGACACGTCAGGCTTGGCCGCCTCCCGGAGATCTTTGCGCTCCTGGAGATCCAGGCGCCGTCTTTCCAACGCGGTGCGCTGCGTCGTGTTGGCGATTTCATACTCCCGCAGTTGCTGGGTGGTGCGCTCGAGCTGGTTCTTGATGCCCTCGTTATACGTTTGCCCCTGCGCCGCCAGCTGGAGGACGACACTGCGGTCATACGTCGGCGGCATGCCCGGAATCTGCGCCACCCCGAGATCCTGGGCCGCTTGCCGCATCGTCTGCTGATACGCCGCCTGGACGTCGCCGCCTTGCTCCTCGACCGCCAGCAGCCCATTGGCGAGCTGCGACACATAGTCGTTGCGCTTCTGCGCCGTTTCGAGCTGCACTTTGCGGGCTTCCAGCGTGTCTTTGGCACTGCCGGCCTGCTGCTTCTCGTAGGCTTGCTGCGCCTTGAACACGGTGAGCGGGTCGCTCGTCGTGCGATACGCCTCGGAAAACGCCCGCGGCATATCCACCCGGGTTTCCCCGGTGGCCGGGTCCGTCCGCAGCGCCCCCCGAAAGGCCGCCGCCAGGGTGCCCCGTTCGCGTTCGTCCCGCTGCGCCTCGGCGAGCTTCATCTGCTCCACCTGGCCCTGGCGCTGCGACGCCTGGATCTGTAAGGCCGCCTGCTGGCCCTTCGCGAACGCCAGGGGATCGATCGGCGTCACCCCCTGTCCGGCCATGAGCGAGATGCGCGGATCAAGCGGCATGATGGTGCCTCCTTAGCGGGCTGTCCACGGGGCAACGTAATAGCCGGTCTCGGCCGGAGGCGGCGCGAACCGTTGCTGATACATGCCGGCCAGCCCGCCTATCGTGTTCACTCCCGTCCCGATCGCGTCCCCCCAGGCATTCGCCGCGCCAATCTGCCCGCCCGCCAGCGCGGCCCCACGCGACAGCGCGATGTCCCCGGCGTTCTGCGCGTACTGACTGCCGAGCTGCCCCAGAAACTGCCCGGTCTGTTGCCCCACGCCGGCCAGCCCGGACAAGCGGTTATACTGCTGCTGCTGCAGGCCCTGCCCGAGTTGCCACTGTTGCAGCGCGCGGTTGTACTGGTCTTGATTGGCCGCCAGTGCCCGGGTATAGCGCAGTTCATTGGCTGCCAACGCCCGCCCGTAACGCAGCTGGTTGCGTCCCAGCGCCCGGCTATACGCCTGCTGATACTCCTGCGAGCCCAGCTCCTGCCCAAACTCGGTGAGGCGGCGCGCCGCCCCGCCACTGAGCAGCCCCCCCCGTGCGGCCGCACTGCCTTCCAGCGCCTGCTGGCCACTGCGGATCCGAAACTGGTAGCCCGGATCGTTCGCCAGACTCTCAGCCGTCGGTGGTGTGAAGCGGTGCGGACTCGAGGCGAACGTGTAGTCCCCGAGATGCAGCCCCCGGGGCGCCTGGAACGGCGCGCCCGGGCCCTGGCGAATCTGCTGTTGCAGGCGCGGCAAGGCCCACTGCCCGGCTTCCCGCCACGGAGCCAGGTCCTCCCGCTGCTGCTCCCACATCTCGCGTTGCAGGGCGGTCGCTTGATCGGCGGATTCGGCTTGCGTCTGCGCCGCCTCCTTGGAAGCTTTCGCCTGCATCGAGGCACTCAGGGCTGCCCCGCCTATCGCCACCGCACCAGCTACTCCAGCGGCAATGAATGACATCGCGTGTCTCCTTCCTCTCCGGCCTCCAACGCCGCCCGGTAGCTGTCGTATTCCGAAAATGAGGGCGCAATAATCTGCGTTTCTAACTGGTCCAGGTCCTGCGTATCGGTCGGATTCGCATGGCAGGTCATCCACACGGTATCGGCCAGCGCTAACGCCGCCCGTTTCGCGCCTGGTGGGGACCGCAGCACCCGGGGGGCATGCACCTCCTGCAAGCCCCCGGCCTCGGTATAGAGCCGCAAGGCGCCTTGCAGGAGCACAATGAGATGCTCCTCCTTGTGGATCTTGCCCACCACGAGCGAGCCCGCCGGGATGTGGATGGCCCGCAGATACACCCCGGGCGCAAAGTAATGCGTCAACGGAAACTGGGGACTATCGCCGTGCACCACATCAGGATGCTGCGCCAGCGCCGCCTCAAAGGCCACGAGTTGCTCGCGGCGCTGCGCTGGCGTCAGCGGATACTCGCCAGTCACGGTCACGTCGGACGAGGACATCGAGCATCTCCTTGACGTCGTTCACCAGGGCCAGGGGCACCGTATACACCGAGGCCGGCTGATACCCGGGGTACCGTTTCGCCAACGCGGCCTGCACCAGACAGGCCACCGCAAACAGCCGCCACACCCGGTCGGGGTGGCGCCACGTGACCAGCGGTTGCACCAGCGTCCAGAGCTGCATGGTCAAGCCGCCAGAGCATTTCTGACCGCGTTCACCGCCGTCGCCAGGCCGGAATCATTCGTATTCAGCGGGCCACGCCAGTTGGCCGTTAAATCGTTTTCGAGCAGGATGGCGGTCGCGGGGTCATTGGCTAACGCCGGCACCGCCGTCACGCTGACCACTGCCGGTAACGCGGCGAGCACCGCTGCCTTCCACGCTTCCAGCGCGTCCAGCCGGGTTTCGTGCTCGGTGACGGTGGTCTCCAGCGTCTCCACCCGCCCATCCAGTCCTTCCACCTCGCCTTCCAGCGTGGTCACACGTGCGGTCAGGGCTTCCACGTCACTGGCAAGCTGCAGAAACGCCGTCTGTAACGCCGCGAGTTCGGCTTCCAGGTCGGCAAGGCTGCTATTCGTGTCGCCCAGATCACTCTCAATCTGGGTGATGTGCCCGGCATTGGTGAGCACGCTCCCCGATAATTCCGTGTTTGTGGCAGAAAATTCGCCCCCTTGCCGGACATAGGACGCCTGCAACCACCCGATCGCCAGACGCGACAGACGCCCGGTGCCTGGATCAACGAACGGCGCCTGCACTAACACCGGCGGTAAATTGCTGGGCATGGCACTCCCCTACGCAATGCTGGCGCCAAAAAACGCCACCGGCACCGGATCGCTCACACTCACCCTGAAGGTCCACTGTCTTGCTCTCCCGAGTCGGCGCCATTCCACCGTGCGGCCATACTGCCCCTGCGGGCGTGCCGACGCCCAGCGGGCATTTTCCCAGGTGTGGCCGTTCGTCCGGCTCACTTCAAGCATGATCTGCGGATCCACGCCGGGCTCCTCGCCGCCGTCCCGACCAACCCCAGTCTCTATCAGCACCCGCAAGCGCTGCACGGTGAGCCACTCCTGCTCCTGCCGCAGGACCGGCGTGACGCGCTGGCGCACTAAGGGCCGTTCCGCATCGGTGTACACCGTCGGGTCCAGGACGTAGACCACGCCGGTCTCCCAACTGCCCACCAGGTGCTCGCCAAAGCCAAACGTATGCACATAAGGTCGCCACGGATAGAACACTGGATCGGCACTCACCATCTGGAGGCTATTGGCCCACAGCGTCCCCCGCTCGGCCCACTGCTGGGTGGTCAGATCATAGAACCAGCTCGTCTCCAGGTCGGGGACATACAGCCCATAGTAGGCATGCCCTTCCTGTACGTAGGCCATGCCCACCGCCTCCCGCAGCCGCTTGGACTGACTGAGCGCCCACTCGACCGGGGGCGTCGAGATGCGCTGGGGCTGATAGCCCTGCGCCTGCACCACCATCCCCTCGCCGCGTGGGCTGCTGGTGACCCAGAACACCTGATTCGAGAGCGAGCGCGCCACATGCGGCCCCACGCTGCCCTGCTCGAGGAGCCCCCCCGGCAAGCGCTGGAACGGCGTGAACGGATCGCCGGTGGAGTACAGGACTTCCGTGGTCTGCGTCCCAAACAGCCACAATTCGCGGTGATCGACCAGCAGGCCCACCAGCGGATCGGCCCGCGCTTCGGCGGTGGCAAAGGCCAGGCCATCCATGTCGGGGCTGTACAGCTCGCTCCACTGGTACTGCCCGGTGCCTGGGATGTTGACCACAAAGCGGCCATCGAGAAAGCCGATGGTGTCCCCACCCTGGAAGTCTGGATCGGTGAACACACTGAAGCTGTTGGTGGCAAAGGTCAGCCCATAGCCTCTCCCGCCATCGACCAGCGCCAGCAGGAGGCCGTTATCCGTCATGGCGACCACGCCGGAGGACGACTGCACCGCACCCAGCGGCAGGGCCTGCCCAGCAGCGGTCAGTTCGTACAGCCCGGTCCCCGCGACGCAGAAGACGCGGCCATTGGTGGCGGTGTAGAGCCCACGAAGAGGGGCGTGGGGCAGGGTCCAGCCGACGCGCAAGCCGGGAATGCCGTACAGCGCCAGCTGCGGACGACTGACGCCGCTCTCGCACAACTCGCTATACAAATTTATAGTCCTGTCTGGACTCACGTCCAGGCTTCTGGACCGGTAGGAAGGTCCTGCAAGGGGGATCTCCACGGCTACCTCCCCCAGCCTGTATCGAGGCCACCACTCGTGAAGCCTATGAGATCACTGGTCCCATAGGCGGGGGTCTGGAGGGCTGGATCACAGCCCAGCACCGGCGTGACCGCGTTCAGCCGCTTCACATTGCTTTTCGACTCGGCCAGGATCGCCGCGATGGTGGGCGTCACGTCTTTCCCATACATCGGCGCCTGGTCTGTGGCAAGCCCGGCCACCAGCAAGCGCTCATACCCTGGAGGGAGATTGACCACGGTATCGAGTGAGGCAAACCCCGGCAGCGGGACCCACGGAAACAGCCCCAGCGTATCGGCCGACTGCGGCACGGGCCACACGGACAAGACGCCCAATGGCCAGCTTGGCGCATACGACACGGCCAACGGATAGGTACTCTCCAGGTCCTTCAGGCCAACGCCGCGCTGGTACTCCATCGGCGTGAGCACCGCCACCGGCCAATCCAGCTCGGGCGTACTGGCCAGCCGCACCAGGGCCCCGTCCAACTTCAGCGGACGCACGGACGCAATCTGCCCCCCCGGCAGGCCCCACGTATAGGCCGCCTGGCCGGGCACCAGCGGCACGTCCAGGCGTGGAATATGGTACATCATCCAGCGCTCGAGGCTCCACGACTCGACGAGCGCATTGAGACTACTCAGGCCGTCTGCCGCTTCCTCCGCCACCAGGGGTTCACTGGACGCCATGACCCCCAGCAGCAGCAGACTGCGGCGAATCACTGTCCGTGCGGTCACCACGGCTTACTTCCTCCGTGACGCGGGCGGCGGCGGGGTCTCGCTCGGCTCGTCGGCCTCGTCACGGTGCGTCCCCTGCGCTTGGGCCGCAGCCGCCTCCTCCGGCGTATAGCCCTGCACGCGCCACAGCGGGCTGGCAGCGAGCGCCGCATCGACCTCCTCTTGACTCTCGAACAGCCGGGAGGGCTCCGTCGGATGGTGCAACCAGTGCGGAAATTCGGGGAGAATCAGTTCAGCCACGACGAGACTCCTTAGCTGAGGGGCGACCACACGCGCACCGCCATGGCCGGGCGCACGCATTTCCAGCCGTAGAGAATATCCACCCGCGCCGGGTGCATATCGGTATTGATGTCACTATCCTGCCAACTCCGCATACTGAGGCCCGCATCCGGGTCATTCAGGCGGGCAAAGCGGCCACTGTTGGGCTCCACCAGATCGACCATGGCCAGGGTAAAGGCGCGACGATGATAGGCCAGATTCTGCGCATAGGGCGTATTGGCCGTGCCGAGGAAGGTAATCGGGGCCGAGGCGGCGGCGGCATTGCTCACCGTCTGGCGGGGGTCGGGCGCCAGAATGATCGCCGGGCTGATCGGGATGGTGGCATTGCCGGAGGCGTCGCTGCTCACGTCAGCGGTCACGGTAAAGTCGCGCAGCCGCCCGGTGGTCTGGCGGCTCATCGGGTTGACCGCATACACGCCGGCCAGTTGGATCACATCGCCTTTCTTGAGGCGCAGCGCGGCGGCGGCCGTCCAGCCGGTGGTCGCAATCGTGCTGCCCGTCTGATTGCCGGTGGTCACGGTGGGCGTCCCGCCGCGCTGCCCGGTGGTATGGATCACAATGTTCTGGTCCATTTTCCAGGTAAAGCCGGCACTGCGGCCCATCTCGCCGGCCACGTATTGCTCGCCGATCTGGGTCGCTTGCTGGAACAAGCCCTTGTTTTCCGTCACGACGTGGGCCTGCTCCATTGGCTCCAGCACCACCGAGCGCTGGCCATCGCGCGGCGTGCCTTCCTGGTCCAGGATGGCTCCGGCCAACAGATACACCTCCCATTTGGACGTGGTGGGACTGAGGGCGGGCGACAGCACCGAATTGTACACATCGACGTAGGTTTCGAGGCCGGAGCGATCCACCGTGTTGGCCAGTTGCACGCTCTGTGGCTGGCCAATCCGCCGACTCCAGTCATCCAGACTCAAGGTCCGTTCCACCGAGGAGAACGACACATCACAGTGCTTCTGCGAGGTAATGACCAGCGGCACGGACTCTTCCAGGTAGTTCTGCACCACCAGCGTGGGGCCATCCTGCACCGTGAACTGCGGCGGCAGGCGGATGTTCAGCGTATCGCCGATTTTCGCCCCGGCCACGGCGAATTGATTCTCGTAGCGCCGATCCGCGCCCTCGGCAAAGACGATGTTGTTTTTCAAGATCATGAGCAGTTCGCGGGTGACCTGGGTAATGGTCAAGAGCGTATTAGGCATTTTAGGACTACTCCCTCAAGGCGATTACCGCGCTGGCCGCATCGGGGCCAGGGCACGGCGGCGCCAGACTTCAAACTCGGCCTGGCTCATGTCGTCGCGGTAGTCAGTGGGCGCCCCATTGCTCCCCCCAGACACGGGCTGTGGTGGGGGGGGTGGGACGGGAGAACCCGAGGACCCCGAGGGACGAGAGGCGGGCGTGCCGTTCGTGGGACTGCTCAAGCGCATCTCCAGCTTGCCGATCTCGCGCGCCATGGCCAGCGGCGCGGTCTGCGCCACCTGGTTCAGGCGCTGCATCTCGTCGGGGTGCTGCGCCAGGTAATAGGCCAGCTCGGCGCCCAGCTCACTCTCCTGCACGCAGGCATCCAGCGCTGGGGCGCTATAGACGTCCCGCAGGCGGTCCAGCACCGTGTCAAAATCGGCGTACTTCTTCCGGGCGGCCGTGGATTGCTCGACCAGGCGCGCCTCCTGCTGGCGCTGGGCGTCCTGCTGGCGCTGGCGCTGCTGTTCTCTGGCGAACTCCTGCTTGATCTGCGCCTTGTCCCAGTCGCGCACCGCCTTGAACCACTCCTGCTGCGAGGGATAGTCCTCTTCGCGTGGTTCCGGTTGCTGGTGCAGCGGCACCGGCTGGGGCGCCGGGTCCGGGCGCTGGTAGCCCTGTTCCAGCATCTCCAGGCGGGCTGCGATCGCGGCGGCTTTGCGCTCGGCCTCATGGCGGCGGCGCACTTCGCGGTCAATCCGCCGTTGCACGCCACGCGGCACCGGCTCGGGGCGGTCCGCCTCGTCCTCGTCCTCGGTTGCATCGGGTCGATCAGGACCATCCGGGGCTGACTCGGGGGGTGCCTCCTCACCAGGAGCAGGCGCAGCCGGGGGCGCGGACGGCGGGGCTGAGGCGCCAGCATCGCCCGCCTCTCCAGGAGGGGGCGCAGCGGGATCGGGAACGGGCGAGGGCTCGGGGCCATCACTGGAACTGAGAATGGTGATCGGCATAGGATAACGCTCCTACGAGGCGTGGACCGCCTGGATGACCCGCCAGGCGGACGGGCTTCTGCGCTCACCTGCGCACAAAAAAAGGACCAACGAGCGGATAGCTACCCGTTGGCCCGTGCAGGGTGTGCGCTCAACCCGCGCTAGCTAGACGCTGGGAGCGCAGAAAGTGTGGTGCTAAGTAGACAATACCCTCTAAAACTTGTCAAGTTCTGGTGCGTTCCCGATAGCGCAGCGCGTTGGCCATCACGGTGAGTTCACGGTCCAGCCGCTCGGCCCGCTGATGCGCCCGAAACCAGGCCAGCCAGCCGCCCGCCACCACGGCGTACCAGGCGAGCCACCAGAGCCAATCCCACGCCCACGCCAGCATCACTGCTCCTTCGGAGCCAATGGAGAATGCACCATGGAGAATGCACAATGACTGAAAAATGCTCTTTTCATTCTCCATGCTCCATTCTGCATTGTGCATTATTCTCCCTGGCCATTGCCGGCGATCTGGGCGGCCTGGAGGGCGAGTTCCTGCTCTTTCAGGCCGACCTGCCAGACGTTGTACTCGCGCTCGATCTCCAGCTCACGGGCCTTCAGCGCGTTCGCCTCGGTCTTATCTTTGACCTGCAACTCCAGTTCCTGATTGCGCTGCGCCAGCTCCTGGGCTTGCCCTTCCATCTGCTGCGCATAGGCATTGATCGCTTCCAGTTGCTGGGTCATCTGCTGCAGGGCCTGCTGCATCTGGGCCGGATTGCCCTGGCCCTGCACCTCAGGCGGCAGCAGGAGTTTTAAGCGCTCGGCCATCTCCGGGGCACCAGGGAAGTCCATGTGCTGAATCAGTTGATCGCCCAGCACTTGCAGGAGGGGCGGGAAGGCCTGGACCAACTGGGTGAGCCGATCGACCGCCTCTTCGCGTTGCGTCGCATACGTCGCCCCCGTCGAGATCACCACGTCATAGCGTCCCACGCCCAGCTGATAGATCCGCTCCACGCCGTTGGCGTCGGTAAAAGGCTGGTTGACCGGCACCTGCTGCGTCTGGCCGTCCTCGCCAATAATGCGCAGAATCGTGGCCCGGTCATAGAGTTTGGGGATCAAATCCAGCAGAATGACGCCGCAATGGCGCAGCGCATAGGTGAAGTTCAGCGGGAAATGCGCCGTGGCCGTATCGCTCTCGGTTTTGCGGGCCCGAATGCCGACCCCGCTGGTTTCGTTGGAGCGATTCCCCAGCGCCGCATCGTAGATGCCAGTCGTGGACTTGAGGTCATCGGCAGCCAGCATGCGCGCCTGGGTAATGGCCTGGACCGCGGGCTCCAGGGCCATGCGCTGCGGCGGGGGCAAGGCCTGCCCGCCATGACTGGTCGGCGTGTACTCCAGGTAGGCATAGTTGCGCGTGTTGGCGTTGGCCCACTCGGTTTCATGGCCTTCAAACTGCCCTTCCGCCCCAATAAACGGCGCCCGGGGGGCGAGGGCAATGGCTTCGGTTTCCGCACTCACCCAGTAGTTGTAGAGCCGTTGCGGGTCTTGCGCGTAGCGCACCAGGCCAATGTAATCCGTCCCCTCTTGGGTCACCAGTTCGTCGCCAATGACCGGGATAATGGGGATATACTGCCCCAGCCAGCGCGTGCGTTCCAGCACCTGATAGCCATTGATCTTGCACCACCAGATCTGCGGCACGACCGTGGTCCGTGTGGCCACCACCGGCACCCCCTCGGGCACATCACGGCGGCGGAGGACCTGCCCGTCCTCGAGCTGGGCAATCTCGACCCGGACATCCTCCCGGTAGAAATACTCGGCCACCTGCACCTCGTGCGGACTGATCCAGGTATCGCCGCTGCCGCTCCACACCGCCGCCTGCTCCGGCATGCGGCCATACTGGGCTTCAAACGCCTCCCGCGGCATCCGCTCAACGACAAAGGCCCACTGCATATCACTGCCATCCGGCTGCTGAAACGTCGGGTCCACATACACACTGAAGCGGTTGCGGATGCGCTGGATCTTGAGCACCTGCTGAAACGACAGGGGATGTTCGTAGGCGGTGAGCACGCGGAAATAGCCCAACCCCTGCCCGACCTGGTGTTGCCGCGCCGTATCGTAGGCGATATCGGCATGGCTCGAGACCTCGATATGCCGGATGACCCCCTGGAGGATTTTGGCGGTCTCGACGTCGGCCTGATCGTCCACCGGCTGAATGCGGATGGCGGGCGGGTGCTGGCGCTGCTCGTTGGTGACCTGGTGCACGAATTGCGGCAGGCGATTGATGGTGAAGCAGGGCCGGCGGTCCCGGTCGCGCTGGGCTTTGATCGACGCCTCCCACTGGTCGCCGCCTAAGAACGCCAGATCAAGTTCTTGCAAGCGCCGGGTGGTCGACTCGGCGTCCAGGGCCTGGGTAAAGCGGGAGCGCGCCACACTGAGCAGGTCGTTATCGTTTCTCTCCGCCATACCAGGCCATCTCCGCCTCAAAGTGCGTGATAAGGGCTTCTAAGGCCAGAAGAGCTTGAGCATACAGCACACGGGTCGGACTGCCATGCGCATGCCGCTGCTGATTCTCACCCAGCAGGGTATGCCACACCCGGGCGGCCCGCAGTTCAGCGTCGGGATCGCGGTCCAGATGGGCCATGGGGACGGGGGGCATAGCGCACCTCTAGGCTTTCTTCTTGCGGGGAACCTTCGCCCCCGCGTCACGCGCTTTCTCGAAGGCGATGGCCTGCCGCATGGCTTCTTTCCTGGCCGGACTCACCTCCGCACGGGACACCGTGGAGGGCTCGTGCGTGTGCACTTCGTGCATGGCCTCGCTCATGAGCCGTTGCGATTTCGTGGGCTTGCTTTTCGCCATCACACACCTCCTGGAGGGGGAAAGGGCAGAAACACGCGGACGAGTATACGCCACAACACGTTACCCTGTCCATCCGGTTCCCGTCGGCAGCCCGCGCTCGCCACGCGAGGTGGAGGGCACCGGCACAGCCCGGGCCACCTCGAGTCCTGACAGCATGAGGTAGCGCATGGCGTCGACCAGATGGTCATCCGTTTTGACGATCCGGCCTTTCTCATCGCGGCGGTAGAGGCGGGCTTCCTTGCGCCAGTTACTCAACGTGGTGAACACTTTGAGGCGGCCTTGCGTGAGCCGTTCCAGGACCTGGTAAATGCCCGCTTCGACGGCGTTCAGGGCCACCGAGAGGTGGAGCCCGAGCTGCTGATAGGTCTCGAGCAGGATGGTGCCGTCGGTCTGACTGCGCCCCCGGGCCGCTGGATCGATCACGCCGGGAATCCACGCGCCAGGCGCTTTGCAGGCCGCGGCGTGGACGGACGGCTCGGTCTCACCCCGGTAATGCTCATGATACAGATACCACGTATCCGCCTCCTGGTCATAGGCGCCCCAGACGGCGGCGGTCCGGTTCCAGCCCACATCCAGCGCATAGGCGCGTTTCCAGTGCGTGGGCAGTGCAAAGGGGTCGACCAGGTACGCACTCTCCTCCACCGGATAAATCACCCCCGCCCCGAGGACCGGAATGCCCCGGGTGCGGGCGTCGCGCTGGTAGGCCGGGATCGCCGCCAGCATGGCGGCTTTGGTGGCGGCGTCGAGATGCGGCACGTCGTCCCACGTGGCATTGCCAATCCATTTGCTGCCCTGGCTGGGCTGCTCCGGGATCTGCCCGTCCGGTAAGAAGTGCAACACCGTATCCGAGAGCCCTTCGAGGGGCGTGAAGGTGGTGAGCACCAGGCCATTGCCCTGCCCGGTGCCGGTGGTATCCATGGTGCGCATCACGCATTCCGTGTGCACCGTCAGCGGCGGCTCTTCGTCCTCCAGAATGACATCCTGGAAGGTGCCTTCAAAGGCTTCCCGGCCCTGCTCGTAATATTTCAGGGTCAGCACCGAGTGCCCCCCGCTCGTATGCCGGATCAAGGCGCTGTCAATGAGATCCGCCACACTGCTGGCGGCTTTCGTCGGCGGGCGCACGAAGCTGTCCTGCGGCAGCACGCCGGTGCCCCATGCTCCCACCGGGCCAAACAGTTCTTCCTGGAGAATTTCTTTGACCTTTTTGCTGGTCGTGCCGGCCGCCCAGGCGCGGATGGGGTGAGCGAAGCGCTTGCCGGGCCACCAGGCCGGGTACTGCCCGGTGAGGTGGAGGGCCAACTCGTAGCACGCGGCGCGCGTCTTCCCCACTCTGTTCGCGCTGATGAAGAGCCGTTCGCGGTGGGTAGCTCCCGCCGCAAAGAACTGGAGATGCTTGGCATAGTGCTGGCGGGCAAAGCGCCCGGTGGCAGGAAACAGGGTGAGCAGCCGGTGCGTGCGCTGGTAGTCCGCCTCCGCTTCCAGGAGGGTGAGCAGTTCGATCTCTTCCGCCTCACTCAGCGCCATCGCCGTTCCTCTGGGCTAAGAGCGCCGCGATCCGCGCCTGGCGCGCTGGGGCATCGGTGAGGGTGAGGGGGCGCTCCGGGTCACCAGACAGCTCAAGGGCCTTCAGCCGTGGTAACAGCCGGTCAGCCAGGGCCATAGCACACTGCACGCGCTCCCTGGGCGACTGGATCATCGTATCGACTAGCACCTGGAAGGGATTGGCGGTCTTGCCTTGCGCCACCTGGGCGTCAATGTAAGCCCACAATTCCTCGCGGGTTTTGACTTGCACCTTATTGCGGCTGCCAGGCTTGCGGCCACTGCCGGGCGTTTTGGGGGCGCCTTTAGGATGCGGCATGCGAACG